AGCGTAGATTTTGACACTCAATCACAGTTAGGCGCAGTTTCGTTTAACCCTGCTACACAATCTGAAGGTATTTGGGATACATCAACTTGGGATGGCAATATCTGGGCTGGTGGATTGATTACTACTAAAGAATGGCAAGGTGTCACAGGAATAGGTTATAGCGGATCAATTAACCTTAATGTGGCGGCTAGAAATATAGAACTCCATTGGGCTAGTACCGACTATGTAATGGAACGAGGCGGAGTTCTTTGAGGCAAGTTACTACTGAAAATCAGAAGTACATGGGTGATTGGCTGGTTCGGTTAATGAACTATCCACTACCCCTAGAAACAGTATGTATCGGGCAAGAAATAGATGGAGTTTTGGCGGCAGTCGTGGGATTTTGTGGTTTTATGCCAAATTCGTGCCAAATGCACATTGCGGCAGTAGACGAAGTAAATTGGATGAGTCGAGATTTATTGTGGGCGGCTTTCGATTACCCCTTTAATAAACTAAGAGTTAGCGTTATACTAGGGCAAATCTGTGCTGATAACACGGATGCACTAAGGTTAAACCGACACTTAGGCTTTAAAGTTGTAGCTGAAATACCTGATGCCCACATGGAAGGCGATTTGGTAATTATGGCTATGAGGAAAGAGGATTGTCGGTGGTTAGACATCCAATGTCCTTTGAGGAAATTAAAAGGGGAATGACATGGGTGGTGGTGGATTTTTAGGATTAGGGCCTGCGCCAAGTGCGCCAGCCGCACCTGACTATACTGGAGCGGCAAATGCTACAGCCGCAGGTAACTTAGCGGCCGCACAAGCGGCGGCGGCGGCAAACCGTGTAAACCAAGTAACCCCTTACGGTAACTTAAACTACAGCCAAAATGGTACTGATGCACAAGGCAATCCTACTTGGACAGCTACTACTTCCTTATCTGATGTCGGTCAACAGTTATTAAATAACCAAAATTCTACAAGTCTTGGATTAGGTTCTGCAATTAATTCCCAATTGGGTAATGTGCAGAATACGATGGGTCAACCATTTAATCCGCAAACAGGCCCTATTACTACTAATGCTGGTCAAGCTAATTTAAATCAATTATATGGTAATGCAAATTTAAGCCAAGTAGGACAAGGCCCACAGTTTTCACAAGCAGGACAAGCACAACAAGCTCAAGGAATTGGACAAGCACAAAATTTGCAAACCAATCCTAATTATGCAAGTGGTATGCAAGGCTGGGATCAAGCCAATCAGATTTTGCAAGCTCGTTTACAGCCACAAATGCAACAAGACCTAGAATCACAAAATGCGGCTTTAGCCAATCAAGGTATTGTGCAAGGCACAAAAGCATATGACAATGCTATGCGCACCTTTAATCAAGGTCAAAATGACTTGCTTACTAATTCTCAATTAGCTGGTCAGCAAATCGGTAATTCATTGTTTAACCAAGGTATTACTGGTGGTCAATTTACTAATTCTGCTATAACACAACAAAATCAAAACCAATTAGCTAATACAAGTTTAAATAATTCAGCTGCTCAACAAAACTATACAAATCAATTAGCTGGACTTGGTTTTAATAATCAACAATCTCAACAAGGTTATGCAAATACATTGGCGGCTCAACAAGCTAATAATTCTGCTTCACAACAAGGTTATGCAAATTCGCAACAACAGCAACAAGCTAACAATACTATTGCACAGCAACAATTTGGCAATCAAATGGCTAATGCTAATCTTGGAAATACTGCCCAACAACAGCAATATAACCAAGCCATGACTAACTACAATATGCCATTGAACACTTTAAGTTCATTGCGTACTGGAGCACAGGTTCAAAACCCAACATTCGTTAATAGCGCAAATCAAGCGACTACCGCAGGCCCTGACTTACTGGGTGCGGCATCTAGTCAATACAATGCGGCTTTGGGCAATACGAATATGCAAAATGCGGCACAATCTAACCTTAATAGTGGTTTGATGGGTCTTGCTGGTGCTGGAATTATGGCATCTGATGTACGCATGAAAGAAAACATTGAGCCGATTGGCGTAGCTCATAACGGCTTGACTGTTTACAAGTACGAATATAAACCTGAATTTAAAGACCATCAATTAGCTGGTCATGGATTCCATGTAGGTTACATGGCTCAAGAAGTAGAGCAAGTCTATCCTTACGCAGTTAAAACCCTCAATGACGGCTATAAAGTCGTAGATTACGGATTGCTATGAACCCATATATCAACCCTGCCATGCAATCACAAGATTTAGGTGGCTTGAACCCTGTTTATCAAAACATGGCGGCTCAACAACAGTTTGAGAACCAAGCGGCTATGCAAGGGCAACAACTAGCCCAGCAAGCAGGACAAACTGCACAACAGTCTAACCCTATGGCTTTGGCTGGTGCTTTGCGTAAGTCTGCACCTACCGATCCTAATGCTCAAAACATGAAGGATGCCCAAATGAATAATTTGAGCGCATACAACCCATACACGCAATACCAAACTTCACAGAACTACGGTACTAACCCGTATTCACAGCAAAGTTTAATGTTGGCTTCCCAAGACGCAGGAATGTAATATGGCAGATCCTAATACAATCAATTTAGCTGGCAATCTTCCGATGGAAGATCAAATTGCCCAACAACAGATTAACCGCCAACAGCAAATGGCTCAATTGTTGATGCAACAAGGTCAACAACAGCCACAAGGTCAAATGATTAGCGGTCATTACGTTGCACCTAACTTTTTCCAATACGCTACTCCATTGCTCAATACTTATTTGGGCAAAAGAGGTATGGAACAAGGCGATACCGAAATGGCTAAATTGGCTCAAAAAATTCGTGAAGGTAAAGAATCAGAAAAACAAGCCGCTATTCCATTGTTGAAACAATCTAGATTTGATGAATTATTAGCACTACCTAATCAATATGGTGGTGCATCACCATTCCAAGATGTATCAATTAAGCGTTTAGCCCCTGAATTGCCTACTTCTGCACAAGAACTTGAATATTCAAAAACTCATCCTGAATTATTGCCATTTATTACAGAAAAAGCTAAAGCAGGTGCTACTAAGGTAGTTTTGCCAGCAACTGAAAGTGCTTATAACAAAACTTTTGGCGAAGAAATTGCCAAACAAGATATTGCATTAAAAGGCATAGCTGATTCCGCAAAAACAACTGTTACTAATATTTCCAATCAAAAGAAAATTCTTGAAAGCGGTAATTTCTTTAGCGGTAAAACAGCTAATATTCAAAATGATTTGGCTAATTATGGTACTGCGCTTGGTGTTGTTGGTAAAACAGGTCAAGAAAAAGCGGCAAACACTCAAAGCCTTATTAGTGGTGGTGCTGGAGTAACTTTGGATAACATCAAAGGTTCAGGTCTTGGCGCAGGTCAAGGATTTACTGATAAAGATTTGCAATTTTTACAAGATGCTAAATCTTACAAAATTACTTGGAACAAAGAAAACATTGCTCGTGCGCTTGATTTGCAAGAAAAAGCCGCAATTGAGGGTGCTAAAAAATGGAACACTCGTCAAGGTCAAATTCAAAAATCAGCTACTGGCCCAATTAATGTTGGCCCTGTTGATGTTCCTACGCCTTATAGCGGTCAAGTTAAATACTTGGGTAATGAATAATGGCTGAAACTGTTGTTGCTAGAGTTCAACTTCCTGACGGCTCTGTAGGCCGTTTTGAAGTGCCTGTTGGCATGAAACCTGCTGACATTGAAGAACAGGCTTTAAGTGCCTATATGGCACAAGGTCGTACTCAAAGTCTTTTAGCACCTGAAACAACTGAAAAAAGCGTTCCAAAAGTATTAGCTCAAAGTGTAGGTAAAGCAGTTGCTAATATTGGTGACATTGTTGCTGGCGCACCTGAAAATTATAAGCGTATCGGTCAATATGCTTTGGGAAAACTACAAGGTCAAGATGTAGAAGCTCCAAGAGGTTCAACACCAATTACTAATGCTTTAATTAAACATGGCATTTTTACACCTCAAAATGAACCTAATACTCCAGCAGGTAATATTGCTGATTTTGCTATTCAAGTTGCGCCTGCTGTAGCAAGGGGCGATATTGGATCTATTCCTTCTTTTACTAAAGCATTAGGAAAAAATCTTGCCGCAGGTACTGTAGGCGGTAGTGCAGTCGAATTAGCCAAATCTTCAGGTATTGATAATCCATTAGCTCAATTTGCTATTGGTGCAGGCACTATGGCGGCTAGTCAAGCCCCTTTTGCATTGCGTCATACTGCCGCTAGTGTAGCTAATCAAGCTACTCGTAATGTAACTCCTGAACAGCTAAAAATGGCTGATGCTTTAGTTAAAGAATCTTATCAACCAAACTTTACCCCAATTACGGGCGCAGAGGCTTTAGCTAAAGTAACTGGTGCTAGTCCATTAACAGCCGTTCAGCGTGTCGTAGAGAACCTTCCACAAAGTTCTGAAACAATGGCTAGTTTTATGGCTAAACGCCCACAAGCCAATGAGCAGATGGTAGCTAACGCATTGCGTAACATTAGCCCAAATCAACCTACTTCTGCTACTCCAGTTTCATTACAGCAAGCTGGTCAACAAGTAGTTCGTGGTGCAGAACAAGGCGTTACAAAAAGTGTAGAACCATTCTATCAGCAAGGCGTTAATCAAATGCAGAATGTGCAAGCTGGCAAAGTATTGCCTGTTATGCCTACTGAAGTTGCTACTTTACAGCGTAATCCTGCTATTGATGATGCTATTAGCCATGTAATTAAAGATAAATATTCAGGTGCTACTGGATTGCCAGCAACTAGCCCACAAGTATTGGATGCGGCTAAAAAGTATCTTGATGCTCAATACACTAAATTTACAGACCCTTTAGCTGGGTCTTTAGACAAAACTAAAGCCGCTAATGCGTGGGGCGGTAGTCGTGAATTAGATTCTTATTTATCATCTAAATCACCTGCTTATGCTCAAGGTAGTAAAAATTATGAAGTTGCTCAAAAGACTCAAATTCAGCCAATGAAAGCTGGCCCTGTAGGTCAAATTGCTGAAGGTAAAGTTGGCGCAGAAACACTAATGCCAAATAAACCTGTTGCCTTGTATCCTACAGATATTAAGCGTACTGTTGATTTATTGCGTAGAAAAGATCCGTCTGCCGTGCCTGATTGGACACGCCAACAGTTAGAAGGAATCTTTAACGAAACTGGTCAAAATTTACAAAATGGGCCAAACCAATTTGGTGGTGCTAAGTTTGCTTCTACTATTCAGGGTAACAAACAACAAAAAGCTAACTTACAAACATTGATTCAAGAATCTGCTGGTATGCAGGCTTATCAAGGTTTTGAGCGTGTTTTAAACAATCTTGAAGCACAAGGCACAAGACAAGGCGCAGGATCAGCTACATCATTTAATAATCAATTTCAAAAAGAACTTTCTGAAGGTGGCCCATTAGCGGCCGCTAAATTGGTGTTTAAACCATCAGAAGTAGCTACTAAATATGAAGAATGGCAATTAGGAAAAAATGCCAATAAATTAGCAGATATGCTTACAAATCCTGATTCCATTAAACAATTACAAGATTTGGCTAGAACTAAACCAAATACAGCAAAAGAACGCTTGTTAGTAAATAGCTTGACGGGTGGATATGTAGCTCAAAAACCTGAAATTACAGAGGAATCAAAATGAGTAGAAACGGATCAGGGACTTACACACTCCCAGCAGGAAACCCAGTAGTCACAGGTACTACTATTACAAGTAGCTGGGCTAACTCAACTATGCAGAACATTGCTGATGGCCTTACTCAATCTGTTTCAGCAGATGGTCAAACTCCAATGACAGGAGCATTAAATATGACTACAAACGACATTAATAATGTTGGTACACTAACAGCCTTAACAGGCATCTTTGGCGGGACTTACTGATAAAATAAGGTTATGCAAGCATACTTAATTACCAATAAAATCAACAACAAAGGCTATGTAGGGATAACTACTAGGTCTTTGTCTAGGCGTTGGTACGAACATCGTTTTGTAGCTAATAGTTGCGGTCAATTATTGGGAAAAGCTATTAAAAAGTATGGTGAACAAGCATTTGAAATAATGCCTATTGCATCGGCAAAAACGCTAGAAAACCTTAAAGAAGTGGAAAAAGACCTAATTATCCAATTTCAAACAAAAGTGCCATTTGGCTATAATTTGACTGATGGCGGTGATGGTGTTTTTGGGTTTAAACAATCTGAAGAACAACGCTTAAAAAGTGCTAATTTAAGACTTGGTACTAAACATACAAAAGAAACCAAAGCCAAAATGCGTGAAGCGCATAGCGGTGAAAAAAATCATTTTTATGGTAAAACTCATACCGAAGAAACTAAAAGAAAAAACGCTGAAGCACATATTGGCAAACAAGCAATGCTTGGTAAAAAACATAATGAAGAAACAAAAGAAAAAATTAGACAATCTTTAATTGGTAAAGCTGGTAAACCACATACAGAAGAAGCTAAAAAGAAAATATCTTTAGCTCATACTGGTAAAAAACAAGCATCGCCTTCATTAGAAACTCGCAAAAAACTATCACTTGCCACTAAAAAAGTTTGGGAAGCAAGAAAACTTAAACAAATAGAAAAAAGGATTTAATCATGGCCGCCACTTCGTTTACGCCTATCAGCCTGTACTATAGCTCAACAGCATCTAATGTCCCTACGGCAGGTAACTTAGTTGCTGGCGAACTTGCTATTAACACAAACGATGGGGTTCTCTACTATAAGGATTCTAGCGGTGTTGTGCAAAGTATTGCTTCCAAAGCTGGTAACTCAGGTTCATTTACCAACTTAGCTTATACAGGAACATTTACAGGCGGTACAGGAATAGTTAATTTAGGTTCAGGACAGTTTTATAAAGATGCTAGTGGTAATGTAGGTATTGGTACTGCTAGTCCTAATGTAAAGCTAGATGTAATAGGAGATATATCTGCTGGTGATGGAGGAAACACTAAAGGAATTAGATTAGGGAGCAATGGTTTTCAAGCTGCTCTTTTATATAACGGCAATGGAAATTTAGATATTTCTCCTAGGTCTGGATTTGCAACGGTTTTTAAAGCATCTGAAGCTGGTTCAGAGTATATGCGTATTGACTCTAGTGGTAATGTGTTGGTTGGTACTACAAGTAGAACATCAAACGAAAAAATGACAGTAGTTTCAACTGGTAATGCAGAATCTCTTGCTTTGACAAGCAATGGCACTTATGCAACACTATTAATAAGCAGTAATCTTGCAAGCGGAAGTAGAAATTTAACCCAGTTTAGAGTTCTTTCAACCGATGTAGGCAGTATTTCAAGCAATGGAACAATTACCATATATGGCACTACTTCAGACTATCGTTTAAAAACTGAAATAGCCCCTGTAATTGATGCTGGTGAAAGACTTGATGCGTTAGAGCCTATTGAATACGATTTTAAGGCTGGAGGTCGTACTCGTGGCTTCCTAGCCCATCAATTTGCAGAAGTTTATCCAAACAGCGTAAGCGGTAAAAAAGATGCCGTTGATGAAGACGGAAAACCAGTTTATCAGGGTATGCAAGCCTCAACTTCTGAAGTAATGGCTGATTTAATTGCAGAAATACAATCACTCCGTAAACGCGTAACAACATTAGAAGCACAATTAACAGTTAAATAACCACGAAAGGAAATAACATGGAAAACATAAAGAAAAACCAAGTTACTATTGACGATGTAGAGTACGCATTTGAGGACATGACGCCAGAGCAACAAGCTATGGTTAATCACCTTATTGATTTAGACCGCAAGATTGGTAGTTCACAGTTCAATTTAGACCAGCTTAATGTTGGCAAACAAGCATTTTTGACTATGTTGCGTGAGTCATTAAAAGTAGAGGTGACAGAATGAATTTCACCTTTACATGGATATTAGACAAATTTGGTTTTACACCAAAAGCTGCTTTTGACTTTCCTGTTAAACCAGCCGCCAAAAAAGTTGCCAAAAAAGCCACTAAAGTTGCTGCTAAGAAAACAAAAACAACTAAAAAGTGAGCATAGTCGTGGAAATTGACCCTGTAAAATTTGGCGTAACTTGGCAAAAAGTAGAAAATATGGAGTACGAGGTAGCTGAACTACGCAAAGATGTTAAAGCGTTGCTTGAGTTAGCCAATAAGGGTCGTGGCGGTCTTTGGGCTGGCATGATGGTAATTTCCGCAGTTTCCGCTTTTATAGGTTTTATAAGTCATTACATTACAGGCAAATGAAAAGCCGCACTATGTGGTTTTCGTTTTTGCTTGTAGTGTTTGGCGCACTATTTGACAACTTTTCTTATTTGCAATCAGTTATAAACGAAAG